CTACCTTAAAAAAAAATACCGCCATAACCATCAAAAGCACCAGCAAAAATGTAACCTTTATCTGTTAAGCTTTTAATTTCTGGTTGTGTTAAGTCATCAAAGTTTTTGCCATCGCTTAAGGTTGCACTAGCAAAGCGTTCTGTTCCTGTAACGGTTAATGGATAGTCTACAGCACCTTTAAAACCTTCTGGCTTGTTTAAAATGTCTACACTTCCTAAGTTTTCGTTAACCTGTCTTACTGCTAACATACCTAAAACTGCACCTACAGACGCATTTTTAGCATAAGCTGCGTCTAAACCAGCTACATAAGGGTCTTGTGCAATACACACAGATACGTTTGGCGCTTTTTTAGCACGTAAGTCTGGATAGTTAGCGATTGGTATTTCTACAGCGTCTGCAATACCTTCTAGTATTACACCATCTATGTAATTGCTTTCTGCTGCAAAACTATCTACTACTGCCTGTACGACTTCTACTTCGTCTGCTAATGGTGTTACTTCGGAAGTAGCACCAATTACACCAATGCATTTAATATCTTTATTACTTCTAATAGCCGCTTTTAATGCGTCTTCTTCTAGCATAGCACTGGCTTCTAAACCAGCTGTAGTTGGTATTAAGATTAACGTACCATCTGGTGCGTATCTAAAAAAGTCCTGTACAGCATTGTAAGCTAGTAAACCTTCGTTTGCATCATAAGCTGCATTTACACCTATTGCTTCTGCATCTGCTGGCTGCAATAATGTGTATGCTGTGTTTAATTCCGCAGCTATACCAGCCACGTCCATACCAACAACTAATGCCATTACAGCATCTTTGCTAGCATTACGACGACCTAAGCCACCATTTTGTTTGTTTATTAATACACCTTTAAAACCCATTAGTCGTCAGATTTAGTTAGTTCTTCTTTTTTTGCGTCTGCTGCCTTTAAAACTGATTTATAGGTAACATCTTTTACTATAGCGTCTACTTCTTCTGTAGAAGTTGCAGCGCTTACTTTGTCTTTTAAGTTTTTAGCTTCTTCTTTAGCAGCTTGCATTTTTGCCACTTGTTCTGCTTTAATTTCTTCTGGTGTTCTTGTGTCTTCTGTGTTACCAGCGTCTTCTGTGTTACCAGCGTCTTCTGTGTTACCAGCGTCTTCTGTGTTACCAGTGTCTTCTGTGTTAGCTTTTACACCGTTTGCTTTATCTGCTTCTGGTTGCGACTTTGCTAAATTGCCTTTTGCAGTAGCTTTAGGCTTTTGCTGTACGTCTGGCGTTGGGTTGTCGTTAACAACTTCAAAAACTTTGCCTTTAGCACCAGCATGTAAATACGCACGGTTTTGGCTTAAAAATTCTAAACCATCTGTCGTTGCATAAGCTTTTGTAGCTTTTGGATAGGTTTTAAAAACACCTTCCTGCGCTCTTTTTTGCAATTGGTCTTTAGTATATGTGTTTTTCATTTTAAATGGGTTTTAAATATCGTTTAAATGCGAAACCACCTACTAATACAACCATTGCTATACCGCCTAGTGTTGCAAGACCTTTAACGAGCCAATGTGTTTTATATTCAGTTTTGGTTTCTGTGGTGTGTTGTTTTTCAAACCTTTGTATTAAGGTTTCTATTAAAGTATTTTGATACTCTATAATGCGTTGGTATTCGTCTACAAAACATTCTACTTCTACATTGTTGTTAACTCGTTTAACAGATGCTTTAGATCGTCCTGTAGTTGAAGTTGCAATTATAGGTGTAGAAGACAAAGCTGCAATAGGCACATTAATTTTTACACTGTCTGCGGCTACCGTAAACGTATCTGTTTGTTTTTGGTAGGTTACTTTAGTGCTTGTGCTGTCTGTTTTGCTAACAGTTGTTTGTATAGTTGGCTTTGGTGTACCGCAGCCAACTACAAACAAAATCAATGTAACAAAAATTAAAAGATGATTTTTTAACTGCATAAGTCTTTGTATTCTTGGTATGCGTTATAACTTGGGCAGGCTTTGCTAAACTCAAATGGTTCTATCACACCATTACCATTTAGGTCTTTGCTAAAATCTCTATGCCCACGTATTTCTGCGTTTGGGTATTTGTCTTTAAGGTCTATTAACAACTGTTCTAAAGCTGCTTTTTGCGCTGGTGTTCTGGTGTCTTTTGGTGCTTTGTCTTTTGACAAGCCACCAATGTAACAGACACCAATACTGTTTTTGTTATACCCTTTAACATGCGCACCTATTTTGGCTTCTGGTCTGCCTTCTTGTACTGTACCATCTAATAAGATTACATAATGGTAGCCTATACCAGACCAGCCACGCTGTTTGTGCCAGCGGTCTATGTCTTCGGCTGTAAAGTGCTTACCTTCTACAGTGGCACTACAATGGACTACTAAATAATCTATTTTTCTCATGGTTTTGTAACCCTAAAAAGGGTGCTGGCTACTTGCATTAAGTTAGCCAGCCTTTTTAAATATGATTAGGCAGCTTTACCAGATATAATGGCAGCACTTCCTTCTATACCGTATGCTACGATAATGTGCCACACTCTAAAGCCTATTGTGTTTTCTCTTAATTCTGGGTCTGTAGATGCATCACGTGCAAAACGTTCTACTGTACCAGCTGCTTTTGCTGTACTACCAGCATGGAATACTACAGAAGACTTGCGCCCAACTGTTGCACTACCGTAAGCTAACTTAGTTAATGCTACATCGTCGTACTCTGGTGTAGTACTATCTTCGTAGATTTTAAAACCATAGTATTTGCTGCTTATCATACCTTCACGGTGGTTATGGTATTGCGTAAAGAAGTTTTTATCTTCTTCTAATAAGTCGCTTACATGATCGTCACATAAGATTAAAATTCTACCTTTTTTGCTTATACCAGCTTTGTTCATTTTAGCCTGTAAGGTTCTTAAGTCTTTAGTAGTTAATTTTAATCTACCTGTACCATCGTCTGCGCCAGTAGTTTCTAATACAAATTCGTTATTAGCTTCGTCTGCTGCTTGTGGTGCTAGACCCCATAAACCATACTCCATGGTTTCGTCTTCTAACGTTTCACGGTGTTGTTGTTGCACGTCGCTTACTTTTTCATAAGGCAAAGCATAAAGTTCGTCCTTAGTTACGATAGTATTTTCAGTATCAAACTTGTTAAGCGCTACAACTACGTGGCTGTCGTCACGATTATTTTTAACAATAGGGTAGTTAGTGTTGTTAATTAACACTGCTGGTGCTTCGCCACGCTTAGGTATCTTAATCGTGTCTTGGTTAACCCAGCTTTGTTTAGATTTAATTTCAGATGCCCATGTGTGTTCATGGCGCAGCTGCTTAATCATTTCTTTTTCAGCTAACTGGTTTTTTACTGGCAACGCTACTAAGGTTGCACTAGCTACGGTTACAGTAGTCTGCGTATCGTTAGAAAATGCGTGGCTAAATACTGTAACTAAAAGCAATGCTGTTAAAAACAATGCTTGTTTTGATAGTTTAAAAATGGAGTTTTTCATGTGTAATAGTGTTATGATCTTTTTTTCTTAATAAGTGGTTTTCAAATAGATTTGGGTTTCTATTGTTCTGCTTGGGTTTAGTTTGTTTTATTGTAGTAAGCAGCTTGTAATGCTTCTGCTTTTTCTGGGTTTTCTGCTAACATTTTTTCAAACGCTTGTGGGTCGTTGTCTAAATAGTCGTCTAGTGTCCAGTTAGCACGTGCTTTGTCTAAGTCTTCGTCGCCTTTGTCTGGTGTTAAATCTGCACTTAACTTTGGTTTAGACACCATTGCATCTAAAGCAGTTTTTGCAGCATCATAACTAGCAGTTGCAAGGTCTACATACGTCTGCTTTTGGTCGGCAGTAATTTTTTTATCTTTAATAGCCTGATCTACTAAAGCGTTTACTTTTTCAGCATCTGCATTAGCTTCTGCTTTTGCAGCTGCTTTAGTTGCTTCACGTTGTTTTAAAGCATCTACTTTTAACGCTGTCATGCCTGCATCAATTTGGGCATCTGTAGCGTTAGCTTCTAAGCCTAAATAGGCTATTTTTTCTTCTCTGTTCATTATTTTACTAGTATTAGGTTCTGGTTTAGGTGAAGCTGTAGGTGCTGGAAGTATAGGCGCACCGCAAGCTTCTAAAATTTTAACATCTTCTGCGCTTATGTTAGCGTCTTCGTTAATAATTTCGTCTATAAAGCCATCTGCTTTGGCTTCTTCGGCAGACATCCAATGGTCGCCACCTTGCCATAGTGCTTCAATTTCAGCTGGTGTTTTACCAGTCTTTTTTGAATAGGCACTTATATAGTCTTTTGTGATGTTCTTTAACAGCTTAAGGTCTTTGCTTATTTGGTCTTCATTGCCAAATGTGCCAAGCATAGGTTTGTGTATCATTAACTGGCTATTGCCATAAGCTTTGGTATAATGGTGCGACGTAAAGTAAGTTGCTGCACTTGCAGCAGATGCACCTATAGTTATAGTAACATTTTTAAAGCGTTTTAATTGGTTGTTAATTTCGGTAGCTTCAAGAACAGAACCACCGTTACTGTTTAAATAAACTTCGCAGTCGGTATGTGCTTTTAACAGTTCGTCTACTTGACGCTGAAAATCTCTACTGTTGTTTCTATTCCAGTCGGCTATACGTCCTATAATACGTATGTATGCCTTACCGTCTTTGCTTTCGGCAGTTACTTCTAACGGTCTGCTTTTGCCTTCTGGTTGTGCGCTAGCATCTGCTACTACATTACCAATGCTACATGCTGCTACAGATGTTAAACAAGCTGCTGCCAATCCTGCTACGCCTGTGCCAACTATAATAATACCACGTTGTGAGTTTGTCATTTTTTAAACAATTGATAAGGCAAATGTGATGCTTTATAACAGCTTTAAAAAATTTGTGATTTTAAACAGTAAGTAAAAAATGGTAAAAAAGTATAATTTTTCTAGTTATTTAAAACTAAAAATTCAATACTGAAAGAATTAGGTAGATATTTGCTTCATAATTATAAGTATAATGGCAAAAGAAAAGGAAAAAAACAGCGCCAGAATTTTCTACACAGAACACGGTAAAACAGCCAAGTGGATAGCCAACGCTTTAAATGTTACCGAAAAAACTGTAGGTAACTGGATAGCCAAATACAAATGGAAGGAACTACGCAACGCTAACGAAAACAGTGTAGAACAGCAAGTAGAAAACATAAAAGAGATTATTAACGATATTGTAGAAGACCGCAGAACAGCCAGACTACATCTTAACACGTTAAAACCTCTACTTAAAATTGCAAAGGATAATGGCGACACAGACGAAATACAAAGTATTAAAGACCAAATAAGCGACTTAAGACGTGATATTGTAAGCTGTGACGATGGTGCAAGTAAATGGAATAAAACGCTTGAAAACCTAGACAAAAATAACAAAGTGTCTTTAAGCACATACATACAAGTTATGGAAGACATTTTTAAAGACCTACAAAACTACGACCCTAAACTTTACAGCCAAAGTTTAGACTTTCAAGAACAGCATATTAACAAAGTTAGCATTAGCAAAGGATAACATGAAATTTACACTATTAAAACGTCTTATTGGGCTTATAGCCAACAAAGCCAGCAAAAAAGAAATTTACTTAGAAATAGGTGCGCACTTTATTAAAAAAGGCGCTAACTACCAAGTAAATGAAATACTGTACAAAAAACAGTTAAAACACCAGTCTAAAAACATTGCTAAAGCCAAAGTAGTAACAGGCTTAAGTTTTGACTTTGATACTAATAAAATATTTGTTCGTAAAGGCAACCGTATTTTAACACCAGAACAGATCGTAAAAGGCTAATGAAAAGAGAAGACAAAAAGGCACTAGAAGCGTATAAAAAACGCTTAGAATTTGCACGAAGCGCTGGCAATGTTAATGCTTTTGAAACCAAAGCAGAACAGCAGCAACGCATAGAACGTGCTAAAAAAGATGTGCGCTTTTTAGTTCAGTACTATTTCCCTCATTATGCCACCAGTGAATGTGCAGACTTTCAAGTAGAATGGGCAGAAATGGTAAAAAAAGACAAAAACTTTATTGGGTTTGCAAAATGGGGTCGTGGACAGGCTAAATCTGTTTGGAATAATATAATTATACCTTTTTGGCTTTGGATAAATGAAGGTAAAAAATATTTTGTTCTTATTGGACAAAACGAAACTAGAGCAAAGCAATTATTAGAAGACATACGTGCAGAATTTGAAGCCAACCCAAGAATAATACACGACTTTGGCGAACAGCATAACCTAGGACAGTGGGAAAAAGGTTTTTTTATTACTAAAGGTGGATTTATTGGACAAGCGTTAGGCTTAGGTCAAAGCTGTAGAGGTTTAAGAGTTAGAGAAAAAAGACCAGACCATGTAAATTGTGATGATTTAGAAACAAGAAAAACCATTAAAAATGAAAACACCCAAAATGAACATGTAGAATGGTTTGAACAAGAACTATTAGCCGCAATGGATGGCGAATACGAAAGGGCAACAATATCTAACAACTGGTTTGCTCAAAAAATGTTTATCAAAAAATTAAGTGAAAGGCATCCAGATTGGAAGGTACATGAAGTAATAGCTTATAACACAGTAACATTTGAACCTACATGGCATCAAAAATATTCATCTGACTATTTCAGAAAAAAAGAAAAGAAATTAGGTAGGTCTTCTGCACAAGCTGAATATTGTCACATTGTAATTATAAAAGGCACGGTTTTCTTACCAGAAGAAACCCAATACGCTAACTTACCTAATCTTAATCATTTTAAAATGATTGTAGGACATTGGGATGTAGCATACTCTGGAAAGCCAAAATCTGACTATAATGCAGTTCGTATTTGGGGTTTAAAGGACAAAGATTTTTATTATATAAATGGATTTGTAAAGCAAACAAAAATGCGTAAAGCTTTAGACTTTATGTGTTATATAAACAAACACCTACCGCCTACAGTGCATATTTCTTGGCAATATGAAGCACAATTCTGGAATGATGAAGTAGAAAGAACAATAAGCGAAGCACAAGAAGCTAACGACACTAATTTAATGCTTTACCAAATTGACACACCAAAAACAAAAAAATATTTACGTATTGAATCCTTGCAAACATATTGGCAAAATAGCAGGGTTTGGTGGAATATAAAATTAAAGAGTAATGTAGATCACAATACAGGTTTAAATCAATACTATGGTTTCGGATCAGGTTCTACAGAAAAAGACGACGCACCAGATGCAGACCATCAAGCAATATTAAGACTAAGCAAGCATATACCTAAAGGAAATGCTAGCGATGACTACAAACAAGGTAGAATGAAGCCTAAAAACGAAAGGATATGATTTACTTAAGCGATGAAGACTTAATCACAGATAGCGCAGAACGTTTTATTAACGATAGTATAGCCGACTTCCAGCAAGCAAAAGACAAAGCCGAAGCTAAATGCATCGGTATTGCAAAAACTATGTTAAGGCAACGCTATGATGTAGATGTAATTTTTGACGAAGCAGCACCATTACGTGACGAATTTTTAGTAGAAATAATCACCAAATTAACACTACATAAAATTTTTGGTCGTAATGCAGCACGCAAAGTGCCTACAGACGTAAAAGAAGACTACGACTGGGCAATGAAGCAACTACAGCTACTTAATTCTGGCAAAGTAGAATTAAACCTACCAATACCAACCAACGACGATGGCACAGCAAGTGCAGCGCCTATGTTTGGCAACAATACTAACGAAGACTTTTATATATAATGGCAAAACTTCCTAAATTTATACACGATGCAATGTCTAAATACGTTTGGAATAACACAGACGAAAGACAATTAAAAGTATTAGCGGCAACTAAAACCAGCAGTAAAAGCCTTGTGGATCAAACCGAAAAAGAAGCCATAAGCATGCAAGCCAAAACACTTGCCGACTGGAAAACAGCATTAATGTTAGCAAGTGACCCAGAACAGCCTAACTTTAGCTTTTTAGAGCGTTTATATACCAACTTAAAACTAGATAACCACTTAGTGTCTACGGTAGAAAACCGTATAGAACCAGTGCAAGGCACACCGTTTAAATTTGTAGACCAGTCTGGCGCAGAAAATGAAGACGCTAAAGCACTTTTTGAAAGCATGTGGTTTATTGACTTTATAAGCATCTGTTTACGCAGTAAGTTTGAAGGCGCAAAAGTTATAGAAATTTACGACCTAAACGACGACCTTTATTTAAAAGAGATTACAGAAGTAGACAAAGCCCATGTAATACCAAGCAAAGGTTTAATTACCAAAGAAGCTGGTGGCGATACAGGCTGGAACTATAAAGAAGGTGTTTTTGCAGACCAGTACTTACAAATAGGTAAAGACGACTTTTTAGGTATGTACGCCATGTTAGCACCTGTTGTGCTGGCTAAAAAATTAGGGTTTGGTAGCTGGTTAGACTACATAGAAAAGTATGGCGTGCCACCAATATTTGCCATTACAGATCGTGAAGACCAAGGACGTTTAGACCAACTGTATAACGCACTACTTAATTTTAAGTCAAATAACTTTATGGTAGGTCGTGGACAGGAAAAATTCGAGATTGGCAAAGATACTGGCGGAGGTAGTTTTGAGATATTCGACAAACTTGTAGAACGTGCAAACAGCGAAATGTCTAAACGCATACTTGGCGCAACTGGTACAAGTGACGAAAAAAGCTATGTAGGTAGTGCCGAAGTACACGCAAAAATCTTAGACACCAAACACAAACTAGATAAGTTTTTTGTAAAGGTGATTATTAATAACGACTTAATACCACGTTTAATTAAACTAAGTCCTGTATATGCACCACTAGCTAACTTAAAATTTGACTGGGACGATGCCGAAAGCTTAAGCTTAAAAGACTATTTAGAAGCTGTTAAAGACTTAAGTGCGTATTATGAAATTGATATAGAAGAACTATCTAACCGTTTGGGTATTCCTATTACTGGGTTAAAAAATAGCGGTAGCCAAGAACAGCCACCAACACCAAACCCAGAAAAAAAAAAGTAGATACTAAAGCGGTAGATGCTATTGCAGCGTATTATAGCAAACCTACATGCACGCACGATGCACCACAGTTAGAAGCTATAGACTTAAAACCTTGGGACAAAACCATTACACGTATTGCAAAGCTGTTGCATAATGGCAAGCTTAAGCCTACAGACTTAGACACCGATTTAATACAAAAAACCTACGACCAGCTTAATAAAGCTGCTGCCGAAGGTTATGGCGCAAACTACACACAGTTTAAACCAGAAAACAGTAAAACGGTACAACAATTAAAGCAAAACATTTACCAGTTTAGTGCTGCTAAAACCTTTCAGCAATTACAGCATTATAACAATTTGCTAATAGACGAAAATGGCAAAGAACGTGACTGGAACAGCTTTAAAAAACTGGTTTTAGAAGTTCACCCAAAGTATAATAAAAACTATTTACAAGCCGAATACCAGACCGCTAAAGCATCTGCACAAATGGCACGTAAATGGGAAGGTTTCCAACGCAATAAAGAGCGTTACCCATATTTAAAGTATAAAACCGTAGGCGACGACCATGTGCGTGACGACCACCAGAAGTTAGCCAACTTTACAGCACACATAGACGACCCAATATGGGACAAAATTTACCCACCTAACGGTTGGCGTTGTCGTTGCTATATTGTACAGACTAACCAAGCGTCTAACGAAGCTGTACCAGACACTAGCTTTATTGATCCAGAATTTAACATTAACGTAGGTAAAACTGGCGTAATATTTACACCAGAACATCCTTATTTTGTATTTCCTAAAAAAGACGAAAAAAGCTTTAAAAAAGCATTTGAAAGCTTTAAACTAATTGCACCGTATGGCAAAGCAGAATATGTGGCTAAAAATGGTGCTAAAGTGTTTGTAAGTCCGTTTGCAGATGCTTACGACCTAAAACAAAACTTAAGCATTAGTAAAGTATTAGCAGACCAGTTAAAAACTAATGTTAAGATAAGACCACATGCCAATATAGATGGACTAAAAAACCCCGAATTCGAGGTGTTTAAAACCTTAGCAGATGCTAAAGTAGTTAAAAATTATAATGGTATAATAAACGGAATAAGAGCAACCAACAAACAAGGTGCAGGCATTGCTATATTAGACCTTAGTAATATTAAAAAAATAGATATTAATACTATCTACAGACATCTAAAAGGCAACATCACTAAAGGCATAAATAAGAAAATTAAAAGCGTGATTTTAATAAAAACTGATAAGGCAATTTTAATAAAACGTGAAGCAATTATCAAAGACCAGTTTTTAGAATCTATTAAAAAGCTAAAAAGCTAACCGAAGCTAGCTTTTTAGGACGTAGCTTAAGCATAAATGCCTGCGCTACAGATACAAATATACAACAAAATGAGTAAAAAAAACAAAATGCCCAATTTTTTAGCTATGAGCCAGCAACTTCTTAAGGACTTGCAAAGCGATGCCGAAATTAAAGGCATGGACTTTATACATAGTAATTTTGAAAAAGAAGGTTTTACCGATAACAGCTTCGAGCCTTGGAAACCAAGAAAAAGCAGTATTAATTACAACCTTTTACGTGTTACCAATAACCTTTTTAACTCTATTAATGTAGCCAGTAGTACTAAAGACCGTATTGTGTTTGAAGCAGACGCACCTTATGCCGAAATACACAATAATGGCGGTGTGCTAAATATACCCATTACAACCAGATCACGTAAATACTTCTGGTTTATGTACATGGAAACTGGCAAAGGTATATGGAAGGCTATGGCACTAACCAAAAAAGACCGACTAACGGTTAACATGGAAAAAAGGCAATTTATGGGACATAGCGAAACCTTTGCAAAAGACTGGAACACGCACGTCATTAACGAAATTAAAATGCGATTTAACAACCTTTAAAACACTGTTTAAATATGATATTATTTGAAGAACTTTACGACGAACATGGCGAAGTCATAGAAAACAATTTACAAGAAGTACAATGGTTTGATTTGTGGCATAACCAAGTTAATTTTTTAGAAGAAGAACATCCTTTTCCTGCACCAGCGGTATTTGCATCTTACCGTACTTTGGGCGACCCAGAAGACATTGGCAACAAAGTGCAAAACATGAAGGTACAAGTAGACTTTTATTTGTTTTACGAAACCTTTGCAGATACCTATAGAGGCGCACGCAACAAAGACACTGCTTTAGACTTTTTAAAGATCCTATCTGCCATTTACAAACAGTTTCATGGGTCTAGCGGTACAAACTACAGCGAAATGCGACACATAGCCACAGCACCAATAGACACTGGTAACGCTGGTAACTTGTACCGCATTAGCTTTACGTGTCAAATACTTAATTATGATGCTTTAAAAGAGTATGTAGATAGCCAGCAAGATGCAGACATAGATGTAAGCGCTATTACTTACGATGTGCAATAAAAAACCAAAGCCACTTATAACAAGTGGCTTTTTTTATAGGCTTTTACCTAATGGTGTCCAATTTTAGTAATGTTTGGGTTTATACTCTATAAAAGATGATGTCTTCTATTGTGGCTACAGATTTATAAAAGCGTTCTGCTAGTGTGTTTCTTATCCAGCTGTCGGTATATTTTTGCGTGCCAAACTCGGTAATACTTACTAGACGATCGTGTTCTTTTCTAATATCGTCATACAGCTTTAAAGTAATTGCTTTTTTTGCCATCTACACAAATTAAGCACAAAACTTTAAATTTTGCAAATTGGGTTTATTCTAGCAATTTTTCGTATTCTTTTTTTGAAGACAATAGCACAGAACGTGAGTAATCGTTTAGTTTTTCTGCTGGGTAAATACCAATAGCTTTATTATAAAAACCTAATGCCTTATTTTTACATTGTAAACTTAATTGCTGATCTAAATAAAACAAGTCGTAAGCAGTTCTATAAAACCTTTCTGACAAAAGATACATATTAATAGCTTTAATACTATTACATTGTTCTGAAGGTTCTTCAGTACACTTTTTTTCCATAACACTAACACCTTCTATAAGGTCTTCATTGTTTGAATGTGTAGAAGCGTATAGTCTTTTCAATTCTTCTAAGTCTTGCGCTTGTATAAAGCTACAGGTTAATACTAGGCTAATGGTTAATAGTAATGTTTTCATTTTAATTATTGGTTTTATTAAGTTGTATAGCAATTATTAAGCCAAGTTACAAAAAAACTAAATTTAACAGTACATAAACGCAATTTAAAAAACTGCGTTTATCCTTATGTTACCTGCAAGTGCTACATTAGTGCTTAATCCAAAGGTCTGTTTGTATTTACCCATAATTAAACATTTTTTTGCCCTCGCTCTTCGGCTTTTTGAAGCCGTTTAGGTTTTGCATTACATAACTCTTCATCCCATTTCAAAAGCCTCTTAATTGCGTTTCCACCATCGGCAGCATTTTTGCAATCTTCAAGACTTTTACCGTAAGTAGTTACGTGCTGTATTCCTGTTTCACCATCATAGGCGTGTATAATCACCTGTGTATAACCTAAATCTTCAGCTATCTTTTTACCCCAATTAATGGGTATTCTTTTTCCTGTTTTACTCATAACCTACTACTTTTTTAGTTATTAATTTAGCCCATTCTGGCAATTTCCACACTTCGCTATCAAAGCAAAAATGTCTTTTTTCAACTACCTTTTCTTCAAGGCACTTTTCGCAGAAATAATAATCTGCGTGATAGTAAGAACGTGAGTTTCTACCATCAAATTTCCAGTAAGAATCAGACCTACTGTACACGAATTTATGTTTGCAATTTGCCATCGCTCTAAAAATGTTTAATTATTAATTTTGTGCTTTATCAAAGTTTAGTGCTATCTAACCGCACCAGTCAGGTAACACGTGCTATAATGCATTGCGAAAAGCAACGCACCATAGCACCATACGTTACCCACAATGTAAAAAGCCGAATCACTCTTGCTCTAAAATTGATTTACAAAAGTTAAGTTTTCTAATAAACTCAACTATATCTTCTTTTTCATAGATAGCAAATAATTCTTCACTTTCGTACAACCCATCTCTTTCTCCGCAATCAAAATCTAATTTAAAAGAAGTTCCTTTTTCTTCTGCTTCTAATAATATATCTGCAAAATGACCAGAACTTTCACAATCAACATTTCCAAGTAAAGATTCAAAAACATAGTCAATAGGTTTATTTTCATGGTCGTACATATTTTGATATTTTATATACAAACCATCAAAAATAATTGGTTCGTATTTTGCAAACAAAGTACCTTGTGGTAGCTTGTAAAATTCTTTTTTATTTACTATTCTCATAATCTGTGTGTATTTGCCCTCGTACCTCACGCACGGCTTTTTAAAAAGTGGGTAACAATGTATAAAATTCATTGCTACATAGTGCTTAATTCAAAGGCTTGTTAATATCTATTTTGTTCTGTTTTAATCGTTAATTCTGTGCTATCTACATGCAACGCAATTTTATACGAGTACGTTAAATTCAATTTTAAGCCAAAGACACAGCTACATAAATTAACTGCGCTATTACAATTAAGATAAGTACTATAATGATGTAATTAC